GCGCGCCAGACAGGCCTACGAGTCGGCTGCTGACGCCAAAAACGAGGTGCAGGACACCAATTTGCAGCTCGTCAAGAACGCCATCGACACCGTCAAGCGCAACAACGAGATCCTCAAGTACAATTACTCTGAGGCGATGGCCGTTGGTGACTATAACAAGGCGGCGGAGATCCAAGAGACGATGGGCATGAACTCCGCCAAGCTCATGGAGCTGGAGCGGGGCCGCGCCCACATGGAAAACGCCCCCAAGATCGTGGCGCCTGAGCCTCCGCGTCCCTCCGACCCGGTCGAAGCTCTGGCATCGCAGCTCTCGCCTCGTTCCGCTGACTGGGTGCGCCGCAATCCGCACTGCGTCACGGACCCGCGCATGTACCAGAAGATGGTGGCGGCTCATAACTTGGCCGTCGCCGATGGTTACCAGCCCGACACCGATGACTACTTCGGTTTCGTCGAGGATACCCTGCGCATCAGCCGCCGCGTCAACGTCGATCACGATGATGACCCGATGGCTGGCGCCGCGAAGGTGACCCAGCGCCGCTCTCCCCCCGCAGCCCCCGTCTCGCGTGGTGGCGGTGGCACGGGGTCTCGCCCGAATGAGGTGCGCCTCACGCGGGAAGAGATCGAGACGGCTCGCGATCTGGGCATGACCGAGAAGGACTATGCCCGCAACAAGATGCTCCTCAAGAAGGAAGGACGTATGCAATGAACGCCAAATTTCAACGAGTTGCCGCTGAGAAGGCCGCAACATCCTCCCCGGAACGCCCCACCATGCGCCCTGAGCTTCGTGGGGAAGACCCTCGCGCTCGCGCCGCAGCTCGCGCAGCCCAGATCCGCAACGACAATGGCGGCATGGATGAAGGCACGGACGAGTTCTATATCCCGAAGGACATGGTCCCCGAGGGGTGGAACTACGAGTGGAAGCGCCACACGATCTGGAACCAAGAAGACCCTGCCTACACCGTGCAGCTTGCGCGTGAGGGATGGGAGCCAGTTCCGGTCAGCCGTCACCCGACTTGGATGCCCTCGAACTGGGACAAGGCCAGCATCGAGCGCAAGGGCATGATCTTGATGGAGCGCCCGAAGGAGATCTCTGACGAGGTGCGCCGCATCGAGCAGCGCCGGGCTCGCGAACAGGTGCGCATCAAGGAGGCCCAGCTCTCAGGGACGCCTGAAGGGACGCTCGACCGTGTGGCGCCCAGCATCAAGAAGACCTTCGACATGCCGATCCCCGAGGATCTCTAAGTACCGATCAGGGGGCCTTAACCGGCCCCCTTTTCTTTTGTTGCAATTATGTATATGCTGCATCTTCAAGGCCACATTGTGCCTTGCCTCTCCCCGGCGTGAGAGGTTCGCCTACCCCCGGCTTCCGAACTTCCCCGGCGTGAAGTGACGAGCTTTCCCGTAAAAAGGAGAACCCGTCATGGCGAATACCCAAGCCTATAACGGTTTCAGTCAGTACAAGGGAAACGGTTCTGCCCCGACCTATGAGCAGGTTCCGGCGACCATTATCTCCAGCTCCACCACTTCGATTTATTTCGGCGACCCTGTAGAGCCCAATGCTGCGGGTTACATCATTCAGGGCACCGGCTCCGCTTCCATCGCTGGTGTCTTCGTTGGCTGTCAATACCTGTCGGTCAGCCAGAAACGTACCGTCTGGTCCAACTACTGGCCCGGCAGCGACAACAGCGGCAACGTGATCGCCTACATCATCAACGATCCCAATGCTCAGTTCGTTGTGTCTGGCGACACCTCCACCTCTCTGTGGGTGCAGGCCGCCATCGGCGCCAACTGCGGTTATGCTATCGGCACGGGTAACACCGCCAACGGCATCTCCGGCGCTTATCTGGACTCCACGACGATCAACACGACCTCGACGCTTCCTTTCCGCGTCATCGGTTATGTGATTGATCCTCCGGGCGCTCCGGGCACCGAGACCGGCGCCTATCGCAAGATCATCGTGGCCTTCAACAGCGTGTCTACCAAGACGCTTGTTGGCATCTAAGGAGTAGGATCAATGGCTGTTAATCTTTCAGCGATCAAAGATCTTCTCCTCCCCGGCCTCCGGGGCGTTGAAGGTCAGTACGAGCAGATCCCGTCGCAGTACGACAAGATCTTCACCAAGCACGACTCCAAGATGGCTCTGGAGCGCACCGCTGAGATGCGCTTCTTGGGCTACGCCCAGCTCAAGACCGAAGGCGGCCAGACCGCGTTCGACAACGGCGCTGGCGAGCGTTTCGTGTACAATCAGGAGCATACTGAGATCGGCCTTGGCTACGCGATCACTCGCAAGGCCATCGACGACAACCTCTACAAGAGCCAGTTCGCTCCGTCGAACCTCGGCCTGACGCAGTCCTTTGCGCAGACCAAGGAGATCTACGGCGCCAACGTGCTGAACACCGCGACGACCTACAACGGGTCGGTCGGCGGCGACGGCAAGGCCCTTGTCGCCTCTGATCACCCCATCGACGGTGGCTCGATCTCGAACTACACCACCAACGACTTGAACGAAAGCACGTTGCTGTCTGGCATGATCGCCATCCGCACGAACTTCCGTGATCAGGCCGGTCTGAAGGTGTTTGCTCGCGGTCGTCGTCTGGTAATCCCGCCCGCTCTTGAGCCGGTGGCGATCCGCCTGACGAAGACTGAGCTGCGCCCCGGCACGGCGGACAATGACGTGAACGCGATTATGTCCACGGCAGGCGGCCTTCCCGAAGGCTACATGGTCAACGACTATTTGACTTCTGCCCGCGCATGGTTCCTGCTCACGAACATTGATGGGCTCTCCTACATGGAGCGCATTAAATTCGAGACAGACATGCAAGTTGACTTCACTACTGACAATCTTCTCGTCAAGGGCTACGAGCGTTACAGCTTCGGTTACTACAACTGGCGCTCGATCTACGGCGCGTTCCCCACCTAAGTCATTGGGGCGGGGCTTCGGTCCCGCCCTTCTTTCTAGGCATCCGATCACGCAGACCGGCCTAGCGGACGCTGCACAGACGGCGTGATCTCATCGTGCAGGAGGCCTTTATGGCTACTTCTACTTTCACTGGCCCTATCAAGGCTGGCGATGTCCTGAATACGACCGGCACCACCGCCGGTACGGTCAAGAACGTCGGTTTCGTCGAAATGTCCCAGCAAGTCGCTATCGTGCAGTCTGCTACTGCCGCAGCGACGACCATCTGCATCCCGGCCAACAGCACGATCATTGCGATTGATCTGTTTGTCACGACTGTTTGGTCCAGCGCCACGACGACCTACACCATCAGCGTCGGCACCTCCGCCACCGCCACCGAACTGGTTGCGGCGACGAACGCCAATGCGATTGGCCGCCTGTCGCTCTCGCCCGGCACCGATGGAACCCGCACGGCCCTCTGGGTCAATACGGGCACCACTGACGACATCATCTACGTCTTGTCCGGCGCACCTAGCGCCACGCCCGGCGCGGGCACTCTCGTCGTTCGCTACATTCAGGCCGCCAACGCCTAAGCCATAGGAGATCACCATGAAGGGTAAGTCTGGAACTCGCGAAGCCAAGTCGCACACCGCCTACTCCGGCGGCAACAGCACTGTGGCCTCTGAAATGATGAAGCCCACCGGCGGCTTCAAAAAGGGCGGCAAGGTCGGCATGAAGGCGGAGGGCGTCATGTCCGAAGCTCATGCCGGTCGCAAGCCCCGCAAGAGCGGCGGCAGCGTCATGTCTTCTGCTTCGGGCGGTACTCCCCGTGGCAAGGGTGCGAACTACTAAGCTCGCCTCCCCGGCTTGGTAGTTCACGGCGGGGGCCTCTGTGCCCCCGCATTTGCATGGAGACTGCAATGTCTGGTGCTTGGACGCGCAAGGAAGGCAAGAACCCCGATGGCGGATTGAACGCCAAGGGCCGTGCCTCTCTGAAGGCTGAAGGTCACGACATTAAGCGCCCGCAGCCCGAAGGCGGTTCTCGAAAGGACAGCTTCTGTGCTAGAATGACGGGCATGAAGCGCAAGCTGACCGGGTCGGCCAAGGCCGCAGATCCAGACAGTCGCATCAACAAGTCGCTCAGGAAGTGGGATTGCTGAGATGGTGGACAAGCCCTTCTGGGATAAAGACGCCCCCAAGGACGCCAAGGAGAAGCATCTGAACCGTAAGCAGATGCAGTCCGCCAAGGCTCACGCTCGCGCCGCAGGGCGTCCCTACCCGAACCTGATCGACAACGCCGCTGCGGCTCGCAGCAAGGGGAAATAACATGCAGCTCGGTAGTATCAGCGCAACCGCTACAGGTTCGCAAATTCGCAGCGCCGCCCGCGTCGTTGATGACTTTCAGACGCCCTTCAATATCGGGATCGGCGCCAAGGTCACGTCTGGGACGCCCACATTCAACATTGAGTACTCGCTCGATGACCCCAATGCCGCCGGGTACACCGTCGCCGGGGCCACATGGTACGTCGCCACGGGCTTCAGCGCCTTGACTGCGTCCACTGGCGGCGCCGTCATCATCCCTTGCCGCGCCATCTGCATTAATATCACCAGCGGCACCGGCGCGGTCACGGCCAGTATCGTTCAGGCTGGCCCGGCGTAAGGAGCCAAGATGGCGACGAGCGGCACCTACACGTTCAATCCGTCGCTCGGCGAGATCACGCTTTATGCGTACAATCTCATTGGGCTCAGGAACACGTCCCTGCTTCAGGAACACATGCAAGCGGCCCGCATGGCCGCCAACATGCTGTGCGCGAACTGGAGCAATCGTGGCGTTAACCTGTGGGCGGTTGACCTCGTCACGGTTGCGCTGGTGCAGGGCCAGAAGACCTACAATGTCGATCTGAACACCGTCACCATGCTCGACGCCTACATGGTCATCGACGATGGCAATGGCCAGCCCATCGACCGCATCATCCTGCCGGTGAGCCGCACCGAATATGCGAGTTATCCGAACAAGGAAACTGAAGGCTTCACGACCACCTTCTGGTTTGACCGCCTGATCTCGCCCAACCCCACCGTCACCCTCTGGCCCGTCCCGGATGGTTCAAGCGCGCAATACCTCAAGTATTATCGCGTCCGCCAGATACAGGACAGCAATCTGGCAAACGGGACACAAGTCGAGATCCCCTATCTTTGGATGGATGCGTTCGCCTACGGCCTCGCCTCCCGTCTTGCGATCATCTGGGCGCCAGACAGGGCGCAGCTCCTCAAGCCGCTCGCCGACGAGGCATATGCCGTGGCCGCTGAACAGAACGTCGAGACGGCGCAGCAATATATCTCGCCCCAGATCTCTGGATACTATCGGCCATAAGGAGGCCCTATGGGATACGCCTCACAAGCCGGTCGAGCCAGAACAAGCGCAACATCGCCGCAGGCGCATGCGATATGCGACCGCTGCGGCTTTCGCTACAATCATGTTGATCTCAAATGGCAGTTCGATTGGGCTGGCGCCTCGCTGATCAACAAGCGCCTCCTCGTCTGCACTCCCTGCTTTGACACGCCGCAGGAACAGCTTCGCGCCATCGTGATCCCGGCAGACCCGGTTCCGATCCAGAACCCTCGTCTTCAGGACTTCGTCACGGCGGAGCAGAACACGCGCACGACCTCTGGCACGAACACGGTCGATCCTGTCACGGGCATCCCTGTGATCAGGGGCGCTTCGCGCATCACGCAGACCTACAGCACCCGCGTCACGCAGCAAACTGGCGAGCCGCCGGGCGGCCTCAACACAGAGCCCGGCACAAGCCCGACTGTCCCTGCCGATGCTGGTGGCAATGACCCCGGATTGCCGTATAATAACACGACCGTTCCAAAGACAGGGCCGCTGACATGAGCGTTGAGCAAATCCCGAACCTCACACCGGCGACTGCGCTCAGTGGCATTGAGCAGCTTGAGGCCGTTCAGGCTGGCTCGTCTGTTTGCCTTACGGTCACTCAGATCGGCACCTATATCAATGCCCAGTATCCTGCCCCCGGCATTACTTCCGTCACGGCGGACGCCCCCCTGACATCCAGCACCACTGTTGGCGCCGTCACGATTTCTCTCCCGACCCAGAGCATCACCAATGCTTACCTCGCCTTGATGGCGAATGGGACGATCAAGGGGAACCTGTCTGGCTCTACATCTACGCCTTCCGATGTCACCCCCAGCGCCATTCTTGACACGTTCGGGACGACTACGGGGTCTCTGGTCTATCGCGGCGCCTCCGCTTGGCAGGCGCTGGCGGCGGGCACTAACGCAACCATTCTTCGTTCTAACGGGACGACTTCTGCGCCTTCTTGGTCCAGTCTTAGCACTTTGATAGACGCCGCCGTTGGTAGTTCGTCTCAAGGCTCGCTGCTTGTGCGTGGAAGCACCCAGTGGGAAAATTTTGGGCCGGGCACTGCTGGGCAGTTTCTTCAAACACAGGGGGCCGGGGCAAGCCCAAGCTGGTCCACATTTTCTGGCGCGGGGACTGTCACGAACATCTCCACGGGCACAGGCCTGACAGGCGGCCCGATCACGGTCTCCGGCACCATCAGCATCGCCAATACTGGCGCCTCGGCTGGCTCCTACGGCTCGTCGTCTGCGGTCCCTTCGATCACCGTCAATGCGCAGGGGCAAATTACGGCAGCTTCGGACGTTAACATCGCCATTTCCGCATCTGCGGTCACGTCTGGCACGTTGGCGGTGGCTCGCGGCGGCACTGGCATCGCCTCCTACACGATTGGCGACCTGATCTACGCCTCTGGCACAACGACGCTCTCGACCCTTGCTGATGTTGCCACTGGCAACGCGCTGATCTCCGGCGGTGTTGGTACAGCTCCATCATGGGGCAAGATTAACCTGACGACGCATATCTCTGGCACGTTGCCTGTCGCCAATGGCGGCACTGGCCAGTCTGCCGCTTTGACGCAGTATGGCGTTATTTACGCAGCGTCTCCTACTGCGGAGGGCTTTACTGCTGCTGGCACAACGGGCCAAGTGCTTATTGCAACGACCAGTGGTGCGCCATCATGGGGTGCAGTTCCCTCAACTGCCGCTGTTACGTCCATAACTTTTGGCACAACTGGTTTGACTCCCTCTACGACAACGACAGGCGCAGTCACTGTTGCTGGCACATTGGCTATTGCCAACGGCGGAACTAACAGCACGGCTACAGCGACTGCTGGCGGCATTGGTTACGGCACTGGAACTGCACACGCATATACTGCCGCAGGAACTGCCGGTCAGGTAGTGCTTTCTGGCGGCGCAACCGCACCTACGTTTACGACTGGAACATTGGCCCTAGCGGGCAATGTTAGCCACGCGGGTGCCTTTACCCAGACATTTACCGCCACTGCAAATACGTCCCTAACGCTACCCACGTCTGGATATTTGATCAGCACCGTCACCAACATGGCGGCAAATCCCGTCACGGGAACGCCATCTAGTAGCAATTTCTTGCGTGGAGATGGAACTTGGGCCGCTGCGGGCGGGTCTGCCACATACACAATCAGCAACAAGACGGCTGCGTATACGGTTGTCTCTGGTGATCTTGGCGCAATCATCAACTGCTCTGGCGCGACCAGCTTTACAGTGTCGTTGACTGCGGCGGCCACGCTTGGAGCTGGTTTCAATGTTTGGATTTGGAATAATACGACCACAACCGCGATGGCGGTCACGATTGATCCGAATAGTACTGAGACGATTGATGGCGTTGCCACGTTAATTTTGCGCCAAGGTGAAGGAACGCAGATTGTTTGCGATGGAACAAACTGGCAGACTGGCGATAAAAAGACGATGCGGGCGTATGCTGAAAATGTTACGGCAACGGCAACAAGACCCGTTGCTACGTCACAATATGCAATGGCAATTGGGATAAATTCCGGCGGAACTGGTTCGCAAGCCGTTACAGGCGCAGGCGCAATGGCCCTTGGCGGCTCCTACGCCTCCGGCACGGACTCGTTTGCTGCGGCTGTTGCGAATAATACAAGCACATATGGGGCAAAAGGTGCAAACTCAGTTTCGTTTGGAAACCAATCTTTAGCGTCTGCACAATCATCGTTTTCGCTTGGCGATTCTTCGACTGCTTCAGGCATTAATTCTTTTGTTTATGGTCAAAATTCAACGGCTTCTGCAACACGTTCAATAGTTATCGGGAATTATGGTTCTTCTGTATTGACCGGAAAAATTGTATTTTCAAACTATTTTATTGGCGCTGTTGGCGACACTCAATTTGGATTAATGATTTTGCGCGCAGCAACAACAAACGCAACACCTAAAGTTTTAGCTTCTGAAGGTGCTGCCGGTGCGGCTAACCAAGTCGTTCTTCCCAACAATTCAGCTTTTACATTTGACATCCTTGTCGTGGCCCGCCAATCAGCCGCAGGCGGAACGGCATCGGCGTCATGGCAAATCACTGGATTGATCCGCCGTGAAGGTACGGCGGCGTCTACAACGCTTGTCGCCTCTACAGTTACCACCATCAGCAACGTCCCTGCATGGACAATTGCAGTGACAGCAGACACCACTAATGGCGGGCTTGCTGTTACAGCTACTGGCGCGGCGGCAACCAACATCCGCTGGGTCGCTACGGTTCAATCGTCCGAAGTCACATACGCATAAGGGGCCAACATGGCTATTCAGGTTGATCTTGCTACCTCGCAGTACGGCGTCCCCTTCGCGGGCGCTTACTTCCGTATTGTCACTGCCTCTGTGTCGCGTATGCGCGGCGATGACCCTAAGTTTCACGTCATGATTGACGTTGCCGGGTACGCCACTGCGCCGCAGAATGACGACACCCGCGACGTTGACTTCCGGCGCTACCACACGCCCTTGGCGACCATTGAGGCGATGGCTGGTGCGGATTTCTTGTCAAAGTGCTATGCTTGGGTAATGTCGCAGGATGACATGAACAATTCAACCGCTATCTGATCGAACCGTAAATGGCCGTTCAATCCTTTGGTATAGCTTCAACACCAATCTCGGCGGGGCCAATCTCCGGCGGGAATATTGTATACGGCGCGTACACATTAACGGCATCCGCCGGTTCCTACGCGCTGACCGGCCAAAGCGTAATTATTACCTATGTAGGGACTGGAAGGACGCTGGGTGACGGGTGGGAAATACTTGCAAAATCCGGTGACATAATTAACTGGGAAGCTGGAAAACGACATGAATTTGTAGCGTTAGAGCCAAACTCTCGATGCGTAAATATCCCAAAGACCTTTTTTGGGACAAAAAAAGGGGAATAAACATGGATAACATAAGCGTGACATTATCGGTTCAAGCTTGGAACAACATCCTTGCGGTGCTGAGTGATCGTCCTTTCAAAGAGGTTGCTGATCTCATCTCCGAGATCAAGCGCCAAGCTGAAAAGCAGATCACTCCTGCCGCTCCTGTTGTTGACGAGCCATTGTCTGAGGCTGCTTAACAAGGATTGGCGCTGTGGATCAGACAACCATCAACTTGGCCCTTGGCGCCGCCCTCGCAGTCGCTGGATGGTTTGCCCGCATCCTATGGGAAGCCGTCCAGTCGCTGAAGTCCAACATCCATCAAATTGAGGTGGATCTGCCCATCAACTACGTCCGCAAGGATGACATGGACAAGCGCATGGACCACATCGAGGACATGTTCAAGCGCATCTATGACAAGCTCGACGGAAAAGCTGACAAGTGATCGACACCGACGCCATCACCAAGCCTGTCGCCGTCGTGACTGCGGTCATGGCGATGCTTGGCGGCGGCTATTCGCTATATGATAAGTTTAAGTTGCCACCCAAGGACATCCTCAAGTGGGACGCGGAGCATTTCAGCATCACCAGCGGCCCGGCTTCTGGTTCATTTAAGGTGGTGGTTGCCCGCCAGAAGATCAGGGACGACTGCACGGTCGAAGACTTCAGCCTTGAGGTTCGCGACTCCGACTACATGGTCCACAAGGCTCTCCCGTCAGTTGCCAAGTTCAGCGGCCCCGCCAGCCCGACAGTGGACAAGTTTGGCTACACGATGACCGTGGAGAGCCCGGATGGCGTCGCCCCCGGCAACGCGAAACTGATTGCCCGCATCATGTACAAGTGTCCCGAGGGTAATGTTGTGATCGCTTACCCGGACCACAAGAACCTGACATTCATCATCGAGGGGAAGTAAAATGGACTTACTGAAGCAATTTGGCCCCCTACTTGGTCAATTGGCCCCGTCCATCGCCACGGCGCTGGGGGGTCCGCTGGCTGGCGTTGCCGTCAAGACCCTGTCCAGCGCCCTCTTTGGCCACGAAGACGGCACGGAGGAGCAGATCTCCGAGGCAATGGCTGCGGCAACGCCTGACCAGCTTGCCGCCATCAAGAAGATTGACGCAGACTTCAAGGTGCAGATGAAGTCCCTCGACATCGACCTTGAGCGCATTGCTGCCGGTGACCGCGACAGCGCCCGGCAGATGCAGCGCGAGACGAAGGACTGGGTTCCCAAGGTTCTTGCCATCGTCATCACGCTGGGCTTCTTTGGCATCCTGATCTGGATGCTCCTCAATGGGATGCCGCAGACTGGCACGGAGGCGCTCCTGATGATGCTGGGCGCTCTGGGGACGGCATGGACCGGAGTGGTCAACTTCTATTACGGCTCCAGCGCCGGATCGAAAGCCAAGAATGACCTACTTGCTTCAAAGGACAAGTGACATGCAAGAGAACTGGGATAACAGCTTCGCCGCCGTCTTGAAGCACGAGGGCGGATTTGTGAACCATCCGAAAGATCCGGGCGGCATGACCAACTTGGGCGTCACCAAGGCCGCTTGGGAGGGTTACGTTGGCAGGCCCGTGAATGAAGAGTTCATGCGCGCCTTGACCCCATTCATCGTCAAGCCCTTCTACAAGTCGATGTACTGGGACAAGATCAAGGGCGACCAGCTCCCGGCTGGCGTAGACTACGCCGCCTATGACCTCGCCGTGAACTCCGGCGTCGGCAGGGCGGCAAAGTACCTTCAACAGATTGCTGGCGTCACGGTGGATGGCATTCTCGGCCCCAATTCTATGGGCGCCATCAGGGAGTGCGACCCTGAGCAGATGGTCGAGGCCCTCTGCGACATGCGCCTCGACTTCCTTAAGCGCCTGCCGACCTTCGACACCTTTGGCAAGGGCTGGTCGATCCGGGTGGCTGACGTTAAGGCCAAAGCCACCGGCATGGCGTAAACCGTCCTGCGATGGTATAAAGGGCAGATCGCGGGGTTACCATGACCACAGGCCTCACATATTCGACCTACGTCACCCAGATCGCCACGATGGCGGTCGTGGACCCCGCTGACACGGCCTTTCAAGTCATCCTCCCGCAGATGATCACCTACGCCGAAAATCGGATGTGTCGTGACATCGACTTCATGTTCACCTCGACATCCCTGCACGGAACGACATTTGTCTTGACGGCGGGAAACAGAAACCTGTCTTTCGACATTAACTTGTCTCTAAACTCGGACGCAGCGACCGGCACCTTCGTCGTCAGCGAGCAAATCAATCTCCTGACCGACGCCAGCGGCAACGCTTCCGCTACGACTAATCCTGACGCCTGCGTCCGCGTTCCGCTGCTCCCAGCGTCGAAAGAGTTCCTTGATGCCGTCTACGGGTCATCGCTGGCGGCCAATCGCGGCAAGCCTCAATACTTCGTCCCGTTCAACGAGACCCTCTTCTTCGTCGGCCCAGTCCCCGATCAAGCGTACCCTGTCGAGGTTGTGGGCACCTACCGCCCCAATAGCCTCTCGGCAGCGAACACGACGACCTTCATCAGCCAGTATCTGCCGGATGTCTTCATCATGGCCTCGATGATCTACATCAGCGCCTACCAGCGCAACTTCGGGCGCCTGAACGACGACCCGCAGATGGCCATCACCTATGAGAGCCAGTATCAGGCCCTCCTGAAGAGCGCGGTCGTCGAAGAGGCCCGCAAGAAATTCGATGCCGCTGGCTGGTCCTCGCAGTCGCCTGCCACTGTCGCCACCCCGTCGCGGGGGTAAGCATGGCCCATCAATCTCTCAAGCTCATCCCCGGCGTTGACCAGAACAGGACGCCCACCCTTAATGAGGTGGCGATTTCTTACACCAACCTGATCAGGTTCATCCCGGATCGTCAGGGCATTGGCCTTGTTCAGAAGCTTGGTGGGTGGACGCAATTTTTCACCAGCGCCATCACTTCCGTAGTCCGCTGCTTGTTGGCTTGGGAAGATATCAACGGGACTGCGCGTCTTGCCGCAGGCGCCGAAGCCTCCCTGACGGTTATCAGCGGAGAGGCTGGCTCGCGCGGCTCGAAAGTCATTACGCCTCAGACAACCACTGCGGATGTCGCCGTGTCGGTGACGACTATCGCCACCCCTACGCCCAGCTCAATTGTAACCATCGACGCTGCCGGGAGCGGTCTTGATGTCTATGATGTCGTGGATATTAGAACGCAGATCAGCGTCGGGGGTTTGATCCTCTTCGGCCTTTATCCGGTCATCCCGGTCGGCACCAATCAGTTCCAGATCGAAGCTGTGAATGCGTTCGGTGTGCCTATTTACCCAACCTCAAACGTCACAGGCGGCGGGGCTGTCCCGTCCTTCGCCTTCACAAGCGGCGCCTCCACAGTCAACGTCACGCTTGCAGATCATGGCTATTTTGCGGGCGATACGTTTCCTGTTCTTATTTCCTTTACAGCCGGAAGCGTGGTCATTGGCGGAAACTACACAGTCTCGTCGGTTACATCTTCCAGCGTCTTTGTCATCAATGTCTCAAGCTCTGGCACAACGACACCCACGCTGACGGCGGCTGGGACCGGCACAACCGCCACCCTCACTTATTCCTCCTCCTACACGATCCCGGTTGGAAGCACGATTGTCGTGGCTGGCGTTACTCCGGCTGGCTATAACGGCACCTTTACGGTGACGGCATCCTCCGCCGGAAGCGTGTCTTATGCCAACGCCACCACTGGCGCCCAGACAGTTGCTGGCACAATCTTTGTCAGCGTTGCCAAGGAAAACCTTGGGCTGGCCGAATACATCTATTACAACGGCATCGGCCCAATTGCCGCCGGTTCTGGCTATGGCGTTGGCGGGTACGGCAGCGGTGGCTATGGGTCTGGCATACCCCCCGCATCAGGCACGGGAACGGCTATCACGGCCATTGACTGGACGCTTGATAATTGGGGAGAGACGCTCATCTCTTGTCCGTTAAATGGCGCCATTTATGAGTGGTCGCCATCTACGAACAATCCTGTCGCAACGATTATCCTGAATGCGCCGCAGGCTAATGATGGGATGTTTGTCGCCATGCCGCAAAGGCAAATCATCGCATGGGGCTCTACCTTTAACGGCATTCAAGATCTCCTCCTGATCCGCTGGTGCGACGTTGACGACTATTCGTCGTGGATCTTGTCCCCGACCAATCAAGCCGGTTCATATCGCATCCCGAAGGGATCTCGGATCGTCCAGTGCATTCAAGGACCGCAACAGGGGTTGATCTGGACTGACCTTGGCGTCTGGGCGATGCAATATGTCGGCCTGCCCTATGTCTACCAATTCAATGAGGTCGGCACCGGGTGCGGGCTGATCGGGCGCAAGGCTGCAACCTCGATGGGTGGCGTCGTCTATTGGATGGGCCAGAGCCAGTTTTACAAGCTCTCCGGGAGCGGCGTCGAGCCTATCATGTGCCCCGTTTGGGACGTGATCTTCCAAGACCTTGACGAGGACAACCTCGACAAGATCCGCGTGGCGCCCAATTCTCGCTTCGGCGAGATCTCTTGGTATTATCCCACCAAGAGCAATGGCGGCGAGATCAACGCTTATGTGAAGTACAACATAGTCCTCAATCAGTGGGATTATGGTTCTCTGTCTCGCACTGCGTGGATTAACGAGAGCGTGTTTGGGTCTCCCATTGGCGCCGGTGTCCTGCCCGGCAATGCCGACAACTTCATCGTCCAGCACGAAACCTCGACCGATGCCGTCAACTCGGCCAATGAGGCTGTGCCGATTGAAGCCTTCTTCGAAACTGGCTACTTCGCCTTAAGCGATGCTGACGTGAAGGTCTTCATTGATCAGGTCTGGCCTGACATGAAGTGGGGGTATTTTGCTGGTGCGCAGAGCGCCACTGTGCAGCTCACCTTCTACGCCACAGATTACCCCGGCCAGACGCCGCTTTCCTATGGCCCCTTCTCAATGACGCAGGCGACGACCTTTGTGACGCCTCGCATGAGGGGCCGCTTGGTGGCGATCAAGATTGAAAGCACCGACATTGGCTCTTTCTGGCGTGTCGGTAATATGCGCTATCGCATCCAGCCAGATGGGAAATACTGATGCCCGCATCGCTCGACGATATTCTCACTACCCAGAAAAATGGCGTCGTCGCCATCAATGGGCTGCGCGGCATTCTCAGCACCATTTCTGACAATTTGGTGATCATCGCCGGAAACTCTGGCAATACATACCCATCAACTGTCAGCGCGACGATTGCAGCCTCCACGACGACGCTTTTGGTTGCCGGATCGGGCAAGCTGTTCAGCGTGTCAATTCCGGTGCATGCCGGGTCTGCTCAGGTTTACATCTACGACTCCGCGACGACTGGCGGCATATCGGCGACCAATCTAATCTATGCCTCCCTGCCATCTAACGCCGCCTCCTTCACTCCGTATCAAGATGTGAAGCTGCCATACACCAATGGCCTAGTCCTAAAGACTGACGCAGGAATGAACTTCTGCGTCGGCTACACGCCAAATTAAGAGGACACCATGCCGCTCAAGAAAGGTTCCTCGCAGAAGACGGTCAGCTCCAACATCGGCGAGTTGATCGGATCTGGCCGCCCGCAGAAGCAGGCCGTCGCCATCGCGCTTAATACGGCCCGTCACGCCCGTGCGACTGGTGGCCCGCTCAAGATGCCTAAGCCTCCCAGAGGCCCCAGTGGCGTCCACCTTGGCGCCATTCACAGCCCGGTGGCCGGTCGCACCGACCACCTCCCCATGCACGTCCCCTCGGGCTCCTATGTGATCCCTGCCGACATCGTCTCCTCCCTCGGCGAGGGCAACACGATGGCGGGCTATCGAGCCGTCAAGATGATGTTCAAGGGTGCCCCTTATGGCGCCTACGCGGCTGGCGGCGGTGTCGGGGAACCCGTTCCTATCGTTGCCGCCGGTGGAGAATATGTTCTCTCGCCCGATGAAGTCATCTGGGCGGGGGGAGGAGATCTTGACGCGGGGCATCGCGCCCTCGACAAGTGGATCACGGACACGCGCAAGGATCTGATCAACACGCTGAAGAAATTGCCGGGTCCGAAGAAAGATTGAGGGGGATCTCAATGTCTGACGAACTGAAAGTATGGGTCGGAAAGCCTGAAGATATCGACGACATGATGGCGCTGGCCTTCTCCGCCTGCGGCGAGAATGGGTTCGTGGAGCCTAATCCCGTCCGCATTCTGGAGGAGATCTGGCCCGCCCTGAACCGCGAGAAGGGTATCGTCGGCATCGTCGGCGTCCCCGGCCAGAAGCCTCAAGGGGCCATCCTTTTGAGGATCTGCAACACATGGTATAGTAACGACGAGATCTTGGAAGAACGGGCGGTGTTCATCCACCCTGACTTCAGGGCCGCCAAGGGTGGTCGCGCGCGAAAGCTGTGCGACTTCAGCAAGAAGGTTTCAGATGAGCTTGGGATACCCCTCACCATCGGAGTGTTGTCCAATCAGCGGACATCGGGGAAGATCCGCATGTATGAGCGCATCTTTGGGCCGCCCTCTGGGGCATATTTCCTTTACGGAACCCGCACCGGCGCTTGGAAGCAAGCTGCCGAGTAACGACTGAGGTAGACTATGGGCGGCGGCGGCAAAGGCGGTTCGACAACGGTCAACAAGACGGAAATCCCGCCGGAGGTTCTGGCGCGGTACAACTCCGTCAACGCTCGCGCCGAGAAGGTCGCCGAGCAGCCTTACCAGAAATACAGCAATGATCCCAATGCCTTCGTAGCGCCCCTTTCGCAGACGCAACAGGCTGGAATTCAAAACACCAACGCTATGGCTGGCGCCGCGCAGCCTTACTATCAACAGGCCACGGGGCTGGCGCAGGCGAGCGCCTATAACGTCAATCCCAACGACCTGAATGTTAACCAGTACATGAACCCGTTCACCCAGAATGTGGTGAACGCGACACAAGCTGCGATGAACCAGCAACAGGGTCAGCAGCTTGCCCAGCAACAGACTGACGCCATCAAGGGCGGCGCCTTCGGTGGCGACCGTGCTGGATTGCAGCGCGGCATCTTGCAGGGGCAACAAAGCCTCGCGCAGTCGCAGGCAATCGCGCCCCTGTATCAGCAAAACTACAATCAGGCTCTGGGCGCGGCGCAGCAACAGCAAGGCGTCAACCTTGGCGCTCAACAGGCCAATCGCACCAATTTGCAGGCGGTCTCGCAGAACCTCGCGAACCTCGGCACGAACGCGCAACAGGCTGGTCTTGCCGGTGCGCAGGCGCAGTTGGCGGCTGGGCAGACGCAGCAACAGACTGAGCAGGCTGGCAAGCAGGCCATGTACAATCAGTTCATGCAGGAGCAGGGCTACCCCTTCCAAGTGGCCCAGTTCCTTGCGAACATCGCCACCGGCACGGGCGCCCTGTCGGGCAACCAAAGCACGTCCACGACGACCGGCGGCGGCGGCTTCTTTTCGGACAAGCGCCTCAAGGAGAACGTCCAGAAGGTCGGCGAGACCAACGATGGCCAGCCCATCTATCGCTACAACTACAAGGGCGATCCGCGCACCCAGATCGGCCTCATGGCGCAGGACGTTGAGAAGCATCACCCCGAGGCGGTGGGGCTTGCTGGCGGCTACAAGACCGTGGACTACAAGAAGGCCACGAAGGACGCCGTTCACAAGGCTGGCGGCGGCGCGACTGACGCCTACTCGATGACGGACTCGCCCAGCTCAATGCTTGCGGAGCCGCGCGCTGGTCTAGCGCCAATATCTCTGCCCGCCATGAGGGTTGGCGCAGACATCCCGGTGTCGGCTGGCGCCAGCGGGGCTGAGATTGCAGCCCTTCGCGCTCCGAAGGCTACGGGGCTCTCCCTCGGCACGATGGAGGGCAGGCGCGCAGAAGCAGACAGCTTGCGCAGTTCGATCTCCAGCGGCAGGGGCGCGGATCTGGGCGCTGGCCCGGAATACTTGCAGTCCCGTCTCTCTGAGCTGGACAAGTTCCTTGCACAGAACTCATCGCAGGGCGGCCTCGTCGGCCCCGAGGGCGGCTCCTTCTCCCGTGGCGGCTACGCCTTCGGTGGCGGCCCCTACGGCGTCCAGTTGGAGCCCATGCAGGCTCGACAGATGATGCAGGCGCAGCCCGGCCAGCGCCCGGCAGAGCGCAATGCCGTCGCCGAGGCGAAGCAGTTCGCTGACCTCGCGAAGTTGGGCTATGAAGGTTACAAGGGCCGCCCTAATTTCCTGCGCAGCGCAGAAGATGCCGCCGCTCGCGAACAGACAGAGCGGGCGCTTAAGGCGAGAGAGCTTCTGGATATTGAGCGCGCATCAAAGCTTGAGAGGGCGGCCCACGGCGGCCTGATCGGCAACCGTGACGGCTTCAACACCCGTGGCTACGTCAACTCCAGCTCCAATCCCTACAGCGGCATATCCGAGGGCTATCTGGACGATACCCTCCAGACGCAGCAACAGACGCCCCGCCCGTCGCTTGACGTGAAGGGCGCACCGAAGCCCCCGCCTGCCAAGAGCGGGCTTGCCAGTGAGCTGACGCAGATGGCGAGCCTCGGCAAGAGCGGCAAGAACGCCTTTGACTGGGCGTCCAAGCAGCTTGCCGGTGAGGCTTCCCCCACCGCCATGAGCAGCACTGTCGCGGAAGCCCTTCCGGGCGCCGCAGGGGCCGCTGAAGCTTCGACTGGCGCCCTTGGCGCTGCGACCGCGCCAATGGGCGGTGTCATTGATCTAACGACCGCTGCCGCTCCCGGACTTGCTGGCGCCGTCGAGGGCGCTGGAACCGCTGCCAGCCTTGCTGCCCCCGTCGCTGAAGGCGCACTCGCTGCGGCCCCAGTTGCTGAAGGTCTGCTTGGCGGTCTTAGCACGATGGCGGCACCTGTCGTCGAGGGCGTCACCGCAATGGCTGCGCCCATCATGGCTGGCCTTGAGGCCCTCGGCCCGCTCGCCCTGCTCTTCTCCGACGAGCGGATGAAGCACGACATCAAGAAGGTCGGCACTCTCTTCGACGGCCAGCCCGTCTATCGCTACGCCTACAATGGCGATGACAAGACGCAAATGGGCCTCCTCGCCCAGAAGGTTGAGAAAATTCACCCGGATGCGGTTGGCCTCGCTGGCGGCATGAAGACGGTGGACTATGAGAAGGCGACCGACAAAGCCGCCAAGCGCGGGCATTATCAGGGTCAAGGGTTCGTCGTCCCTGACGAGTATTCGACGGCAGAGCCAGCCCTTGATGTCGCCGAAGGCGGCAATGAGACGGCCATGCAGGGTGGCGATGGCGGCGAGACGAAGGTGCCTCGCGCAGGCCTCGCACCCCCGATTGCACGTCCTGCGGCCCGCGTCCCCACCCCTGAAGACGCAATCGTGGCCGCCAAGCCTGCACCCGAAAGGCCCCGCCCCGGCCTTGAGCCGCCCAAGGCCTCCAAGCCCTTCTTCCCCGAGATCACGTCCGAGGGTGTCAAGGACACGTTGTCGTCTGAAAACTTCTGGGTTCCTGCCCTCTCCGGCATTGGCGCCATGCTGGCCTCGCCCAACAAGACGTTGGCTGGCGCCATTGGCTCTGGTCTGGTGGGCGGAACGAGCGCCTACGCCGGGCTTCAGAAGCAGCAAAGCGAGATCGCCAAGAACTCGCTGGATGTCTTCAGCAAGATCTTTGAGAAGCGCGAAGATGGCGACGGCAACGTCAGCTACATGAACCTTCAGACGGGCCAGCCTGCCTCGCCGCAGGAGGCATTCAACTTCTTGAAAAAGATGCCCGGCTTCTCAAACCTTGGTTCTGCTCCTTCTGCGCCTGCGAAGGAAGCGCCCCAGCGTGACGCAACGGTTGCTCTGGCCAGCGATGTTGTGGACAAGGGCGTCGAGCCCGTCGCTCCTCGCGTAGCGGGTACTTCGTCTGGAGCTGGCGCCGCGAAGCCTACCTCAACAGCCGCCACTGATACGGTTGCAGCCGCTGGGGCGCCCTCAACGACCTCCGTGCCTTCGGTTCCTCCCGCTCCTGCGGTGGCGAAGCCCAAGGAGGGAGAGCAGCCCGGCATCCGCATCTCTCAAGAGGCTCAGGCTGAAATTCTCAAGGCAGATGCTTGGGCTCGCTCTCAGCCCGATGTCAAAGATCAGCTTGCCGAGGCCGAACTTCAATCGCGCATCGCCGACCGCGCGCAGGCAGCGATGAGGAAGCCGGTGACGCCTGAGATACGGGCGAACTTGGCCAAGCAATTTGAACTCGCTAACACGCAGGCAAGGGAAGCAAGATCTCGCGCCGAAGCTGCGGTGACACGCCTTACTGCCCCCATTTACACGGACATCAGCAGGCAGCTTGGGGTATCCCCTGAAGCTGTTGCTGGCGCCGCGCGGATGAAGGCTGGCGAGGCGATGGCTGTTCTGGCTCCTGAAATAACTGCCGCTCAGGCCGCTGCGGCAGGCGCCCAGACCCGCGCTGAAAAGACGGAAGAGGCTCGGATTGAAGAAGCCACCGCTGTTCGCACCGATCCTACGACAGGCGTAAAGTACAGGCTCCCTCTTGATCCGACGACTAACCAGCCCGTGGCTGCGCCCCCCGTTCAACCGCCAATGAACGGCGCCCCAGCCCCGAAAAAGGCTGAGATTGAACCTTTGACGCGCGCCGTTATCCCCGGTCGCCCGAAGCCGCCTAAAGGCGGCGGAATGCCGGTTGCCGCTAATTTGCCCGCCAACGCTATCATCGTGGGAGACCTTGACCCGACATCGGCTGAGTTGATCAAAAAGGACGCAGAGTTCTACTCTGACATGCTCAACAAGTCAGAAACCCTGACTGTCGGCAGTCAGCGTTACAATACCATCACCAATGCCTTCAAGCTCTTCCAGAGCGGGCCGGGCGCGGCGCCTCTTGCCGAGTACGCCGCTATTGCCAAGTCTTGGGGCCAGCCTGAATTGGCGCAGAAGCTGTTTGATGGTGACCCTGCCGCCGTTGCGATCCTCCAAAAGGAAGCCCCCGGCCTTGTCCTTGAACAGCTCAAGGCGGCAACGCCTCGCTTTGCGCAGTCTGAGTTTACGGCCCTGCTCGACAAGGCTGTTCCTGAAGCCGGAAAGCTGCCCGAAGCCAACTTCCAGATGGTTGCTCAGGGTCTTGCGATTATGAACCGTTCGCATGCGTTCTTGGACTCTTGGGCAGACGCACAGGCGGACGGGTGGCGCAGCATGTCGGCCTATTATCGGGAATGGTCAAAGGCTAATCCGATGCCTGCCTACCTTGAAAGCGCGAAGCTTCAGATGGGCAACTTTGCCGGGATGCCAATCCCGCCCGCTGACAAGCTTGCAGTGGGCGCCACCTATGTGACGCCAAAGGAACTCGACGGCAATACCAAGGCGGCGATGGGCGCCTTGGGCATTCAACCCGGCGACATCTGGCGCTACAATGGCCCCGGCAAGGATGTGAACATCATTCCGCGAGCTGACATGTTCTCAGTTTACATGGGGTACTGATATGGCCGAGACCGCAGAAACCCCAAGGCCCAAGACCATCGAAGAGATCCTCGGTTCGACAGGTGTCGGGCCGGGGAGCCGCCCTGCGCCCGCAGCCGAGGCCGCGCCTCCTTCGGGGGAGCCCTCTGCCGCGCCTAAGAGCATTGAGCAGATCATCGGCGGCAAGGGCATCCAGCCCACCCAGTCCACCGGATGGTCCAAGGCGACACAAGCGCCCGCAGGCTTCAACGAGGGCTTGGCGAACACCCTCGGCCTGCCTGTGGACCTTGTCGCGGGCGCACTGCGTATGGCTGGCGCACCAATTGGCGAAACCCCCTTTGGCGGGTCTGCCTCAATCAAGAAGGGCATGGGTATCGTCGGCGCCAATCCTGAGAACATCCCCATCTCCGGGACGGCAGAGAAGTATATTCGTGCAGCCGGTCGCGGCGCTGGCGAGGCCGTTGGCATGCAGGGTGCTGTGGGCGGCCTCACGCGCATGGGCTTGGACGTTGTCGCCCCGAAGACCGCTGACGTGCTGAACAAGATAATGGGCGCCCGTGCGCCTACCACAGGACCGGACAAAGGCTTGATTGGCACGGTCGCGGAAGCGGGTCGCGCAGTCGCACCTGTCGTTGAAAATGCGATCATCGGCGCCGGTGGCGGTGCAGGGGCAGAGGCGGCTATGGAGGCCGTCCCTGACAAGTACAAGCCCATCGCTGGTATGGCTGGCGGCATGACGGGTGGTCTGTCTACCTCTGGCCTGCTCAAGGGCGTTGAAGCCATTGTCCCGCCCGTGAGAAGCGCCGTTCAGAACTTCTTCGATCCCGTCACTGTGGCTGGCCAGCGCCGCGCTACGGTGAAACGTGCCGCCGATAGCGTCACAAGCGTGGAGCGGTCGAAAGATATTCTTGAGAACGAGCCGTTAGAGATCTTGCCGAAGTCGAAGCTTACAACGCCCGAGGTTTTAGCAGATCAGAAGCTTGGGTCGCTTATGCTTGAGCGTCAAAAAAATGACGCGGCTCCCTTCATGGATCGACGTGGGGAACGCGCTGCGGCTCGTGCCGAGGCTCTCGACCAAGCCGCGCCTCCCGGCTCGCCTATAGCCGTCTCGCAGAAGCTTGATCGCGAACTCCAGAACCTTGAGAACCAAGAGCGCCAGATCACGCAACAGGATCTGCGCGGCGCTCAACAGGCGGCTGACAATCTGGGCGTTCAACAGCCTCCAGAAGCTACCGGCTCGGCCATGCGCAACTTTCTGGATGCCGCCAAGAAAGAGATGCGTGACTGGCGGACACGCCTCTATGAGGCCGTCGATCCGCAGGGCCGCATTCAGGTTGTCTCCTCTCAGATCCGCGATGCAGCTCGCAGAGTAATCGCTGATTACGATCCCCTGTCAGAGCCCATGACAGGCAAGATCAAGGGCATCTATGACGACGCCGCCAACCTCGGCGATAACACACCCTTTAGGTCACTGGTCGCTTTCGACAAGCGCGTCAATGCCGCCATGTCTGAAGAGCTTGCCAGAACCGGCACAGAAACCCCCGAATATCATCTTCTTTCTCAGGTGAAGAGGGCAGTGGCGTCGTCGATCAATGACGCCGTTGAGAACCAAGCCGCTCAGGATGCCCGCGCTGTTGCTGCGGGCAACCCTCCTCCCGGCGGCACCATTGCCGACCGTATTGACCAATGGGTGAAGGACTTCTACGCGCAGAAAGAAGGTGGCAAAGCCAAGCCCCCTGCGCAACCGACAAAGATCACGCAGGAAGATGTTGACGCCATCACTGCCGCCAAGCTCGGCCATGCCGCATACGCTCAGACTTTCAAGGAAGGCGCCACAGGCGAAGCTTTGGCGTCTGCCGGAGGGCCGGGGCGTTACAAGGTTTTGGACTCTCAGGTTGGTGACAAGTTCTTCCGTCCCGGCCCGGCTGGGCATGAGGGCATGCAGAGCTACATGAACGCTGTCGGCAGTGATGCCGCCGCCGTGGGTGTGATGCGCGATCACATTGTCTCGTCATTGAAGCGCGAGGCGATGACGGCGCAGGGGACGATAGACCCTCGGAAATTTGCCGGGTGGCGCAAGAAGTATCAGGACGCGCTGCGCGAATTTCCTGACCTTGAGCGGCAGTTCGCCAACGCCTCGGCGGCCACGGAGACGGCTGCAAGGTCTGCGGCTGACACCAGCACCGCCGTCAACAATTTCCAGACAGGCTTGACGAAGCAGCTCCTCGGTCTCGCCGATGAGGCAGATGTCGTCAAGACGGTTGGAACTGTCTTCGGGAAGACTGACGCCGCACGGCAAATGCGCAGCCTCTTCAATCAGGTCAAGGCGGACCCCGATGCCGTCAGCGGCCTTCGCAGGTCAATAGTTGACTACATCAAACAACGCTTTATTTCGACAACGGAGGAAGGGTTCTCCGGCGTTGATAAGGCGAACCCCGGTGGGTTCCAGAAATTTGTGCGGGATAATCGCGCCGCTCTCAGGCAAGCCTTGGACGACAAACAGGTTGCCGCCTTGGAGCTTCTGGCGGCTGACCTTCACCGCGATGCCAGAAATGTATCTGGCGCCTTGATACCGGGTCGCTCGGCGACCGGCCAGCTTGGCGGCGAGGAAGCACGGCAGGGCAAGTCAATCCTCTCCACTCTTCTTCAAGCGGGCGCAACGCTTGGGGCGGGTGGCCTTGGAAGCGTTGCTGGTGGCACTCCGGGCGCCATCATTGGCGCCGGTGGCATCATTGGTGCTTCGATCCTCCACCACATGCGAATGGCTGGCATTGAGAACATCGACAAGCTGTTGACGCGCGCAATGCTTGAGCCGGAGTTTATGCTAGAGCTTCTGAAGGAAGCCCCTCGCTCGGCTAATGTCCGCCCCAGCATCAATCTGACCAACCAGATCGCGAAGGGTGCGCTCATTGGCGAACTGAATGCGGAGCGCCCGCGAGAACTGACCATTCGCGGCCCCGGCAACCGCACTGGCCGCGCCACCGGCGGCGCCGTCAACTTGATGTCGCTCTCCAAGGCCGCCAAGAAGCACGTCACGCAAAGCACTGAGGATCTCCTGAACGAGAGTGACGACACGGTCACCCGCGCCCTTGAGATCGCCAACCAGCACATCTGAGGGCCACCCGATGACCAGCACCTACACGACAAACAAGAGCATCGAGAAGCCCGCTTACAACGACTATGCCTCCAACCCCACGGGCTGGTCAGGGCCGATCAATACGGACTGGGACATCATCGACGCCGCCTTCGGTGGTGTTACTGTCAAGAACCCGACAGGGGTGTCGGGAACTGTTGCCCTGACGGCGAGCGAGTATCAGAAGCTGATCATCGTCTTCGGCACCAGCATCACGGGTCAGGCGACCCTGACGGCAAATATAACCTACACCATCCCGGCTGGCGTTGGCGGGAACTGGATCGTCTACAACAACACAACGGGCGCCTTTACCATCACCTTCGCTCAGGCGTCTGGTGGCGGCACGTCGATCAATCTGACGCAGGGCACCCGCCTGCTTATTTTCTCTGACGGCACCAACGTAAATTATGTAGCGCCCAACCTTGGCGCCAGTAGCGTCACGACGACCATGCTTCAGGATAGCTCCGTCACAACTGCCAAGATCAATGATGGCGCTGTGACCTATGCCAAGGTCGATACCGGATCAATCGCTACGGTCGCCCAGTTCCGTTCGGCGGCCGCCTCTGAACTTCTCAATGCGAATGTGCCTTGGGACGCCGCAGCCTTCGTGAGCTTGACGGATGGCACCAGCATTGCTGTCGATATGGCGACAGGGTTCAACTTTCAGGTGACGATTGCGGGCAGTCGCACCTTGGCCAATCCCACCAATCCCAAGGTCGGCCAGTCCGGGGTGTTCATAGTCACCCAGAACGCTACTGGCGGCTACACGCTCGCTTTCGGGAGTTCATACAAGTTTGCGAACGGCGCCGCTCCCTCGATCTCGACGACAGCGAACAGCGTCAACATGCTGTTCTATTATGTCTACACGTCCTCCTTCATCCTCGTTAACGTCATCCGTGGGGTTGCGTAATGCTGCCGGGAATGAGCGCATTCATCACCGAGGCGGTCAGCCCCGGCACCATCACCTACGATATTCCCGGCACCTATCAGATCGTTGTTCCCAACTACAACACCATCACGATTGAGATGTGGGGTGGCGGCGGCGGTGGTGGTGCAGGGCAGTCGAGCGGAGCGTATGCGGGAAATGGCGGGGATACGACCGCATTCTCATTGAGCGCGAATGGCGGCACGGGAGGCCAAGGAGGGCTTGGCTATAGAACCATCGGTGTTGGCGGAACCGCTGGCGCAGCGACTGGCGGCAACGTGTACAACATAAACGGGAGTAATGGCGCTGGCGTCTCGGCAGGCGCGGACGCCCCTTATGGCGGCACTGGTGGCGCGCGTGGCGGCTCCTCATTTAATGCCCCCGGCGGGGACGGAACTGCCCCCGGAGCCGGTGGTGGCTCTGGAAATCAGGACAATGGAAGTGGCTATTGGGGCTGGGGCGGGTCTGGCGCTTCTGGCGCCTATGTGAAGTCATTTTACACCCCATCAACGTCAGGTGCGCCGTCAGGTGGAACCTTGCAAACAATCGTTGTCGGCGCTGCGGGCGCATTGGGTGTGGCCACCTTTGGCGGCAATGGCGGCGCTGGTGCAGCGGGGAAAATAATAATTACTTGGACCTGATCTCTTCATTCGCCTTTCTGGGAAGGCCCTTGTAGCAGATCTTGTGATGGGCCTCGCAGTAGGAGCCTTTGAAGGTCGTGACCCCACAAAAAATGGCGCCTAGATCATCATCGGCGCCAGTCACATATCGGCAGGAATAAAGCCGCAGCTCCAATATCGTCACCCCTGATATCAGTTGACCCTCCCCCAATGGGGGAAGGGCCTCCTTGCATGACGAGATGAGATCATCCATGATCATGTCGCGCCTGTGGGTTCCACCTGAGTGACACAGGCGTTCGAAACGCACTTGCTCGCCCAAGGCCCTTGGCCAAGGGCGAGATTTTTTTCGTAGCGGCGGATCGCATGCAGGACGGTCGTATGATCCCGGTGGCCCATCAGGTGCCCAATCTGCGAAAGCGAAAATTTCAACTCATACTTGAGGCGATACGCAGCCTCCTGACGGCACAGCACATAGGCCGCATCCCTGCTCTTGCTACGGAAGACCGTGGGAGGCATTCCGTGCTTGGCGGCTACCTCAATGAGGATCTTGCGAGCAGGCGTCTCAGCGGTCACCGTAGGGGCTTGAATGGGCTCCCCGACATCCCCGACGACATCGGGGATGATCGGGGCGACGGGGAGATCCAGAGGGTCTGGGTATTTTTCAGGCTCTGGATAGATGAGGCGCACTGCGGGTTCCTTCTTAATGGGAGCATCTAATCTGGCGCGGACGGCCTTGTAATGAGCGTGAAGTTCCTCAAGCGTTCTCATTCCATTCTCCATTTGAATTGTCAGCGAATTGTTAATGAAACGTAATGCTGCTTGTACTGCTCAGGGCGTCGAGCAAGCCTTACGTTCCATCTCGACCAGCCCGCCACATGACAGGCCGCCATCTCGCGAGGTTCACGCACACCGCCCTGCTCAATGCAGGCCTTCATGTGGGCAATCCCCGCGAGGATGTTCTGATTGCAATCGTACATCTGCGCCGGGTCAAACCCCAAAGTGCGCGCAGAACTGTCGATGAGCTGAAAGACACCCTTGGCGTTGCCGTGGCGCGTCTTCGGCCCCTTAGCCCGGCAAGAAAAACCGCTCTCCAGCTTCGCGATCCGCAGGGCGGTATCGACCCACTTGGAGCCTAGCTGCGCAGTGACGTGACGCTTGATGTCGTCGATCACCTTCTGCTTTGCAGGCGTCACCTTGGAAAGCTTGACCAGCTTCCCGTAGGGGTTTGAAGGGTAGACCAGCTCGCCGGTCCAGTTGTTGGCCTTGTCTCTGGCGAAAAACTCGGCTGCGGACATCTCGTCTGCAAGGGCGGGTGACGCCATACTTAGGGCCACAAGGGCCAGCGCGGTGATCTTCATTTACAACTCCTGTCGCGGGCAGGACCATTCTCTCCATCGGCCATGCGGTTTCGGGACGCCTACTTTAGCCTGTCGTCGAGCAACTTGCGATAGTGGGCGATCTGTTCGAGATCCTCGTGCTTCTTGAGGAGGGGCGCGCTCTTGTAGGTCGTGGCGTTGTATTCCCACTCCCCGAGGGCATCATCGAGGGCCTGTTCGAGCATCACGATGCGGGTGAGGGTTCTGTCTTCAAGATCGCGCATTTCTTTGTGCAGCTTGAAGTACGCCTCCTGCCACAGCTCAATGGATCTTTCCTGAAGGTCAACCATCTGTCTCTCCCGCGAATATCGACTTCCATTGGCCGGGGTGTTCTGCGTACATCTCGTCAATCATTTTTTCTATGCCGGGTCTGAGAAGCTCGCGAAGCTCGCTAAGTCGAATACCGCCGCCTGTGCGAACGGGATGCGCCATGCTTACTAACCCAATCCCATCGTTCGCAAACCATTGCGGCGTAATTACCTTCACCGGCATGATGTTGGCAGCTTTGACAATAGCAGGCGCTGCTACAAGCCCCAGCAAGCCGGTGAGGAACTTACGGCGCGGCATGATGAGATCAGTCATCTTTCTTCCCCCACAAGGTTCCGATCATGCGAGCGACGAAGAGGATGATGCCAGCCAGTATCATGCAGGCCAGCACCACGAGCAGGATCTCAATGATTGCGATCATTCCTTCGTCTCCATCAGCTTCTTTAATTTCTCTCTGTTCTCATCATCAATGTAGTAGCCGGTGCCGCGCAGGATCTGGACTTCGATGCCGTACTGCTTCAGCTTCTTGCGGAGCTTCCACACGGCGACCCGCGTCCTGAGCGTAATGTGCATCTCGCCCTCATAGCGATTATAGAGGCCGAAATGCTCGGTGATGTTGTCGAGATAGGCATAGTTGGCGGTGGGTCTTTTACAGATCGCCGCCAGCAATGCCGATTGCTGCTTCGACAGGATGCGGGTGAAGGCATTGCTGTCCTGCAACATGTCGTTGCGGATCTGCCGGATCTCCTCCTCCAGTTCCGCAATCCGGTCGCGTAATTGTTGAACGAGATCAGGCATCCGGCTTCACCGGAAACTCGGTCTCCAGCTCCTTAAGCGCCTTCTCATACTCGCGGTTGAGCAGGCCGATCACGTCCTGCAAGAGGTCGGCCCGCATCAGCCAATCCTCGTCGCAGAACTCAAGCGTCAGCGTCACGTCAGCCTCGCCAGTCTCATAGTTGGCCCACAGGGTGCCAAAGCGTGTGCCCTTGCGGCGCTCGCCTTGATAGTCTTCGCCTGCAAAGCGTTCTGGTTTCCTCATTTTTCATCTCCCTGATGATAATCCGGGTTCGGATTGTAGATGTAATATGGCCAATAGTTGCCCATTATTTCCCTGCGGGCGATATGCTCCAACCAGATGGTGATTTCCTCGCCTGTCTCTTGGTTCCGTATGGTTTTAGGATACCAAGCAAACCAGCGATGCCAGTTGTGTTTCTCACTGACCCAGCGCATCCTATCCTCCCCACGCGATGATGATGTTGACGGCCACAAGGAGCATCAGGGCTCCCACGATCTGAAACTCAGCATTTAATGTCATATTTAACTCCCACTGCTTCATAGTAAGCCTGCCAGATCTGCTTCTTCACCTCTTCGTCGTCAACGTGATTGATGGCGAGGTGAGCAATGTGGCTCAGTTTCTGGATGAGGTTGTCGATGTGGTCGGCGGCCTCGATGCCGTCCGGGTTGATCAGCACCCGCTTGGTGACGGGATAGGCCGGGTCGATGAAGAGGTTGGTCTTCCTCAATTTGTCCTGTATGCGGGCCATGTCGATCTCCATCTCCATATCAATGTTGGCGACTTCCCCACTCTAGGGCAGAGAAGTCGCCATTTCATTAACGCAGACACGCATACGCTGTACCAATTTGGGACTACTTGCTTTCCGGGGTGGCCCCCTTCTTGAAGAAGCTGATGTCCGCCGGGGTGTACGGCATGCCGAACTCGTCCGACACGTCCTTCGCCGACCACGTTCTTCCGGGGTAGTTGACGGCCTTGGCGACAAGCGCCACGGCCTCGCTGACGCGCCCTTGATTGACGCCGTAGAGGGCGGCGATGTGGTGCTGGGCCACGCCATTGATCAGGTAGGCGTAGGCCGCCCTGAGCTTCTCGTCGTGGGTCAGGTCGCTCTTGCTGGTCATTAGTGGGCCTTTCCTTGGCTGGAGGCCTTGAGAACATCAAAAACGTCATAGGCCTTGTTGACCATAATCTCGCAGTCTGCGAGGGCGCTGCGGACGCCCTCAAGGGCCTCCTTGCGGCTGTCGGCATGGCCGACGACGACAGTGGTGATGAGCTTCATGGCGAAGCTGGCGACACAGGCAAGGCTCTCTCCATATGCCGTCTCTTCGGAATTGGAGAGCTTCTGGCCAATCGCCACAAGCAGCATGGTCAGATGCTTGTCGTTCAACTCCATCTCCATCAGGCGCCGCTCCCGTTGAGCTGATCGACAAGGTCGCGCATGCCAGAGTTGAGGATTTCGTTACTGATGGCCAAATCAGCCGCATCAGCCTTGGTCGCGAACTCGCCAGCGAAGGCGAGGTAGTTGACGCCGTCGATATAATTGTCAGGCTTCGTGGGCGACTTCCTGATGCGCGACAGCTTCAGGGAGTGCATGAAGATGTTGGCCTCGTAGGGTGACAGCTCCTTTCCCGTGATCATCTCAAAGATCTCACAGGCGCGGATCATCGTGTCCTCCATGCTGCCATACTGGGTGTCACGGTCGCGGAGGGTGAGGACGGACTCGGTCAGGATTTCAGTGTGGTTCATTTTAATTCTCCTACTTGCGGGTGATGAAGTCGATCTTGGCCATCAAGGCCGTGGCTGCTTCGCGAGACTTCTTGGCCTCGTTCGAAAGGTCGTTGTGTCTGACGACGAAAGCGTCAAGGGTCTTGTTGATTTCCTCCCAAAGGTCGCGCATGGCAGTGATGGATTTCTCGATCTCCTCCTTGGCCGCCGTCATCTTGGCGATCTCATCATTAATCGCCTCGCCACGCTCAGGGCCAAAGTTATCTTCGCGAATGGTGCGAACCCAAGCCTCTGGAACCTTCAAGCCTTCGGCGACACGCTTGTCGTCATACTGCGCCTCGTAGCCCCTCGTCTCGTCGAGGTAGTGCATGTCGATTTCGGCGAAAATGATGCGGCGATCTTCCTTCGTCATTTCCTGCGGGATCTTCGGGTCGAAATTCATTTCACTGGCTCCATCATTCAATAAGGGCTTCGGCTCGGCCACTACGGGCGCCGGTTCATTCACTATAGGGGTGGGGGCGGGTTTGGGCGCCACGGGGGGCTTCTTGCTGAAGAAGCTTTTGAGGTCGCTCTCCGCAATGACGAAGGCGCCCACTTCATTCTTGATGCACTTCAGGCGCCCATTGCGGATATTTTCATAAATGCGGTACATCGACGCAAAATTTGCATCGACGGCCTCTTTTACGGTGAGAAGCTTGTCCACGGGCGTCTCCTGCGCGGTGGGGGGTTCTAACGCCAGAACTGGGGGTGTGCCCGCAGCAAGGGCCAGAGGGGGAGGAGCGCCACCGGCAAGGCCCTGAAGCTCTCTGATCTTGCTGAGATCTTTCAATTTCAATGTGACTGGCTCCCCAGTAATTTCACGCGGCTTTAACTTGATCTTGTTCGATACAGCGCAAATGCTGCAAATGTCGTCGCCGACGCCTTTGCCAATAATCCACCCGCGCTGCTTGAATTTCTTCGCCGACACTTCAGGCGGCAGAGATCCCGAATGGGAGCCGATGCCGATCCTGTCTGACTTGCCGCACTGGCGGCACGTTATCTTGTACGCTGACGATCTGTGATCAGCATCAAGGCTTGATCTCACGAAAGTTCTGATCATATCCATCTCCATTTTTAATTCGCCCTTTATGGGCAGTGGTGATTGTTCCCAGCTCTTTAATCTTGCCAACGACGCGATAGTTGAGAGCGGTGAAGCCGACCGAGTAGTAGGGATCGGCGCCCAGTGGCGTTTCCGTATTCCGATAGAACTCTTCGACAAGGACGAACTCGCTTTTCTCCAGAGCCGTGCAGAACTCCGCTAGGCTCTTGGCAGGATGCTCACATGTGATCTGGTGAATGGGGCCTCCGCGATGGGAAGGCATGTTCATCGTGAGCAAAAATTTCAACGTCACTCTCCAGTTGGTGGTGGGGCGAGCCTGAGCCCGCCCCGGTGTTATTAGCCGAAATCCTCTTCATCGGCAGGAGGCGCGGCCTTGGGAGGCGCGGCGCGGGTCGAGCCGGTGGACGGCGGAGCCTTGGGCGCCGACATCGAAGGCTGAATGAACTTGTCAGCCTGCGGTGCGCTGTCGTTCAGGCCGCTGGGACGCTTTACCCATCCAGCGATCTTGAAGACAGGCTGATAGTTCGTGGACTTCTTCGCCCCCGAACCGCTCTCGATGGGGATAGTGTCGTCAAGCACAACAACAGGCAGCTTGCCGGGGTTGGCGGCGGCGCCTGCAAGGTATTCGTCGTGCAAGAGGTCGATGCCCTTCATCATGGCGCCAGAGGTGCCAGCAAGTTCGCGGCAGTCACCGCCGCACTCGCCAGACAGCTTCACCGACATGCGGATGCCGCCCTTGTGGTTGTCGGAAGGCTTGGGGCCGCGCTCAGTCCCGAAGGGAACCATCTGGAAGTCGGGCGCCGATCCCGCATTGAAAGAGATCCAACCCACTTCGAGGTTTTCGAAGTCGAAGACCGCCTTAAAATTACGGGTGATGTCGTGAGGCGTAGAAACGCCATCCTCACGATCCACGCGGAAGAAGCGACCCGCACGGGCGTCGAACTTCACGATGGGAAGAAAGTCTGCGCCACCGCCGGTGCCGCCATAAGAGAAACCAAGTGCCATTTTTCCATACTCCATGATGAGGCCATATGGCTGGCCTCTTGCCTTCGCCCACATGGGCTGAACTTGACGCTGGGGGCGGGACTTGCACCCGCATCACCGGCGAACCGGCAGTTTGCGTTAACCTACCCCTGCTTGATCACAGACCCCACACGTCGAACGCGGCCTTGCGGGCCATCGGGTCTGCGAAATAGAAGCTATCCACCTCCGGCACGACGATGGCCGCCAGTTCGGCGGGATCGTTCGAGATCGACAGGAAACGCTGGATCGTCAGCGCGATCTTTTCCAGAGCCAGCACATGCTGCGCCACGTTCTCCAGATGGTAAGTCGCCACTTTTTTGGAGGTGACGTAGGTGAGACGCGCATCGAGATTGTTGCCCCGTGCAGCGACATAGAGAGCAACTTGCCGGGCGTGGCTGGTGGATATTTTCGACGGGAGCGCATGAGTGGTTTTAATGTCAGTGAGAATACCATGATTGGCCCACTCCAAGTCATAGAACCCGATCATCGGGACCATCAGGCCCTCAATGCGATATTCGATCTTGCCCTGCGTCGAGGTGGGAGGCCCGTAGGGGCGCAGCTCGGACAGGCCCATCTTGACCATGTCGCCAATGGCGCCAGCCTCCTTCTCGCGGCGGCTGTCGCCTGAAAGCGCGGTGAGCTTGTCAAACTCAGTTTGCGCCAGCGCCACGCAAGTGGCGTCGTCAGAACCGTTTATCAGGCCCTCGACGATCCCGGCCTCGACGGCGGTGCCGCGATAGGCTGCGGCGCCAACAGGGCTGCGCTTCTTCATGCACTTCTCAAGCACGAACATCGCTGGGCTGTTCGTGAAGAGATTGCATGCGGACGGGGAGAGATGCTGGAGGTCATGGACCTCGAAGGGATTTTTCATGTGTCACTTTCAATTTCGACTGTTTGCAAGGGTAGGCTGATTTGCGAAACGGTGTCAACGGACAATTTGTCTTTTCCCCTAGTTGACTTCAAAGACAAAATGTCTCAATTTCCGCAAATCAGTTGGAGGGGGCCGTGAGCGACATCATCGCAGGTATGCTGATCTGGGTGGCTATGCTTGTTGGAGCCACCATGCTGGTCGTCGGTGTCGTGGGCCTCTTTGAGGCTCTCGCCGACTTTTTCGTGAGGGTGGAAGATGATGAAGACTGACTACGAGTGGGACTTGATCCTGCGCGCTGCGGAGAAGCTGGGCGTCAGCCGCCACGCCCGCACGAAGTGGAAGAACCGGCAGATGGTGCCCCACCGCTGGCGCCCGCAGATCATTGAGGCCACGCGCGGCGTGGTCAATTGGGATCACTTCACCGCCCTCGACGAGGCAGCAAGGACCGCAGCGTGATTTTCATCGGCATCGACCCCGGCCTGAATGGCGCCATCGCCTTCCTCGACATTGAGAGGGGGCACTTGTCCGTCGTGGACATGCCCGTCCTTGAGATCCAGCGGAACGGCAAGGCCAAGAAAGAGGTCAGCCCCCACGGCTTGGCCAACATCTTCACGTTCTCCAGCCCCGTGCAACACGCAGTATTGGAACGGGTTGGGGCAATGCCGGGTCAGGGGGTCACGTCGGTCTTCTCCTTCGGGCGCAGCGTCGGCCTCGTTGAAGGCGTCCTGTCGGCGTTCCAGATCACCGTCAGCATCGTCACCCCACAGGTGTGGCAGAAGGCTGCGGGCGTCCGTGGCGGCAAGGACGGATCTCGCCAGCGGGCGATGGAGCTGTTTCCCAATTACGCTGGCCTGTTCGCCCTGAAGAAGCACGATGGCCGCGCAGATGCGGCCTGCATGGCATGGTTCGCTGCAACACGTTGAAATCGAGATGGATATGAGCCTCGCAATGTCATTTGACCCTGATTTCGCTGACCCCACAGAGTGGGCTCGCATGTATCGCTCGGTCGGGATGCAAGTCGTCCCGGCCATGAGCCACAAGGAAAACCGGAGCCAGTGGAAGCGCCCCGCCCTCCCGAAGTGGAGAGAGCTGGAGAACGAGATCATCCCCGACTTCACCTTCGAGCGTTGGTATGGCGAGGACGGGGAGCATGCCCGCCGCAACAACATGGGCCTGATCGCTGGCGCCTGCTCGGGCGGGATCTTCGTCGTCGATCTGGATCTGCACAAGGATGTCCGGGCGCAGGCTTGGTGGGACGACATGTTTCACATGAAACAGGCCGCCGGTGAGCTGGACACGGTCGAGCAGGCCACCGGCGGCGGAGGCATCCAGCTCTTCTTCCGAGCCCCTCTGGGATGGGTTCCTCCGACGTGCAAGACCAGCATCGGGGTGGACATCCGTGGGCAGGGAGGCTTCGCCATGATGCCCCCCAGCACCCACGAGAGCGGCAAGTCATACCGCTGGAAGGATGGTCACGAGCCGTGGGAGATGGACATCGCCCCGGCGCCGCAATGGTTCTGCGATCAAATCACCCAGCTTGCCATCGAACATGGCGGATCTGGTGGGAACCGTGTAACAGGCGAAAAAACTGCATCACCAAATAAAGCTGTGGATAACTTTGGAAATATTGTCGATGGCCGCGAGGACTACATGACCAAGTTGGTCTGGGCTGCGGTCGTGGATCTGAAGAGAGAATGCCCCGGAGATCTGGGGGCTTTGTCCGAGAAGCACATGCTCGAAAGCTTCGCCACCTATGAGCGCAAGGTGAAGAGCCGCATCCAGCCAACGCCCGGCGTCTCGAACGCAGACCTTCTGGAGCGCGAGGGTCGCGGGATTTCGATGTTCGCCCACAAGTGGTCCAACGCCATCGACCAGTGGGATGGGAAGGTGGCGGAGCATGCGAAGGCGGAGCGCCCCAGCCGCCCTTTCGATCAGGTCGATGAGCCGCAGCCCGTCAAGTTCTACAAGGTGGACGAGGAAACCGGGGAGCTGTTCATTGATGTCGTGAAGCCGACAGTCGAGGACGAGTATGAGCTGCTCGACATCAAGGGCATCCGCGCCCTGCCCAAGCCCAAGTATCTGATCGAGAAGCTGATGATCGAGATGGGCCTCGGCTTCGTCTACGGCCCTCCCGGATGCGGCAAGAGCTTCATTACCATCGGCATGGGTCTTTCCATTGCCGCCCAGCGCCCCGAATGGTTCGGGCGAGCGATCAAGAAGACCGGCCCCATCGTCTACATCTCGTCCGAGGGCGTCGGGGACATCGGCCTGCGCATCGACGCATGGGAGAAGGAGACAGGCGTCATGGCAGAAGATCTGCCCTTCTACCTGATCCGGCAGAACATCAATTTCATGGCGCAGGCTGACGTAGAGCGCCTCTTGAGGACGGTAGCGAAGGCGGGCAAGCTGGCTGGCGAGTTCCCCGTCGTCGTCTTCGTGGACACGGTCAGCCGCGTCCTTCCCGGCGCCGACGAGAACTTGCAGAAGGACATGACCCTCTTCATTGGCGCCTGCGACGCCGTCCGCACGACCTTTGGCGCCACGGTCGTCGGCGTCCACCACACAAGCCGGGCGGGCAACCTTCGTGGCTCGACCGTCTTCGACGGCGCTGGTGACTTCCTGCTCGGCATCGAGCGCGAAGAGGGCGAGATGGTCGGCGAGATCCACGCCCGCAAGATCAAGTCTGCGGAGGATGGGTGGAAGCAGCCCTTCGAACTGAAGAAGGTCGTCGTCAACGACATCACCGGCGAGACCAGCCTCTACGCCGCGCAGGCAGACGCCAAGTCGGCGCCCAAGAGCGTCTGGCCTGAGAAACAGGTCTGCCGCGACATGCTCAACGTGATCCGGGTGGCATGGTTCTCGGGGCGCCCGCTCTCAAGCTATTCCCAGACCCGCAAGCAGGGGCGGTATGCCGCCTCGGTGCTGGGTCAGCAATTCGACCAGCCCGAAAAGCTGATCGAGATGATGGTGGACACATGGTTGTCCAACCAGATCTTGTCCTATGAGGTCGTGGACAAGAACACCAAGATGCAAGGCCTTAAGGTAATCGGATCAATCGACTAGAGGGGAAAGTTCATGGACTTTGATAACGAGCGTCTCGCGCGCGAATGCGAAAAAGTAGTGTCCCGCGTCCGCATCATCCTGAAGGATAAGGGCGGCCCGGTCATTATGAACAGTCTCGCCTTCATCTTGGCGGAGGCAATGTTCAACACCAGCACTCAGCCCAACTGGGAGCAGAACTTGAAGCACATCTTCAAGGCCGTCGATGAGCATCTCAAGCAGTTCGCCGCCGAGGCTGCGAAGGTGACCGAGGGAGAGGCACAATGAACCCCTTGGATATTCGCTTCAAAGACATCAAGCTCCCCGACACCTTCCTGCACACGCGGATCTCGAACTGCGTCAACAATGAAGGCATGGAGACCCTTGGCGACATTGTGAAATGGACCGAGGCTGAGTGGCTGCGCGTTCCGAACTTTGCCGCCAAGAGCCTTAAGGAACTTGAAAAGATCCTCGCCGGGTTCGGTTTGGCGCTGGCGGCCAAGCCCGTGAAAGAGCCTGCGAAGAAGCAGAGAAAATATTTCATGATGTGCTGGCAACCGATCAGCACGGCGCCGAAGGATAACACCCTCATCATCTTGGCCGGTAAGGACGGGAATGGTGAGTGGACTGTCGAGCCCGGCCACTGGGAGACATACAATTTCTGGCGGGGCGACGAAGAAATGACGCCGGGATGGAGCTGGTCAGAGGACACGGCTCCGACCCATTGGATGCATCTCCCCGATCCGCCGGAGGTGGCCGATGACGCCGCGTGAGGTGAACCCTGCTGACATCAGCGAGGAGGTGGAGGCGGAAGTCTCCGCCGCCCTTCACAAGATGGTGGATGATGTCCGCCGCTACGAGGCATTCAACGCCCCCAGCCCGTGGCGCCCGATTGATACGGCGCCTGAAGATGGAACGCTGTTTCTGGCCTACATGGGCGCGGGTAACATGGAGATCGCCCGTTACGATCTGGAGCGCAGCGAGTGGTGGATAGACGCCTACGCGCCACCGCACATTAAGAAGCGTTGGATGGAGGCTTGGATGCCTCTTCCCGACCCGCCGGAGGGCGCCTGATGCCCTCCTTCTATAACGAGATCGACCCCTACGCTGCGGCGTGGCTGCGCAACCTGATCAAAGCAGGACTGATCCCCGATGGCGAAGTCTCCACCAAATCAATTGTCGATCTTCGACCTGCCGACCTTTCAGGATTCGACCAGTGTCATTTCTTCGCCGGGATCGGGGGCTGGAGCCAAGCACTACGTCTCGCGGGATGGGCGCCTGATCGTCCTCTTTGGACAGGATCGTGCCCGTGCCAGCCGTTCTCGGTCGCAGGCAAAGGCGCCGGAATTGACGATGCCCGTCACCTCTGGCCCCACTTCCACCGCCTCATTCAGGCATGCCGACCCCCTGTCGTCATGGGAGAGCAAGTTGCTGGCAAGGCTGGGTACGCATGGTTCGATGGAGTTCGAGCTGATCTGGAAGGAACTGGCTACGCCGGGAGGGCGGTCGATATTCCGGCTCTCGCGGTCGGCGCCCCGCACATTCGCCAGCGGCTCTATTGGGTCGCTACAGACTTGGAGAACGCCAGCCACCACAGAACCGGGGGTGACGCTGGAGCGTCTGGAGACGGCGGGCGGTCAGCCTTGGACACCGGGCCAGAGAGCTTACGACAGACACACGGGCAGGGTGGCGCAAGTGGGTCTGACGCACGAAGTGCTAGCCACATGGCCGACGCCCACCAAAGCGGACGGGGACGGCGGCCACGGGATGGGGACGGCCAGCGCGACGGGCAAGCGGGAGAACGGCACGAAGATCACCGTCAGCCTGCCGGGCGTCGTAAAGATCGTCTCGACGTGGCCAACCCCCAACAGCACAGTCGTGGAGGCCAAGTCGCGCCCACCAGTGATGGAAGGCAGGAAGGCGACCGACCCGCAGATCAGCACTGCGGACATAGCCGTGCATCTGTATGCGGGGACATGGCCGACGCCAAGGGCCTCGGACCACAAGAACGGGAACGGCAAGACGGGCAACCGTGCGCCGGAGGCGGCTCACAAGGCGGGGTGGACCCTGCCGGAGCTGGCTCGTTCTGGTCCGACGCCGTCTGGCTCACTGGGTCAGACGCAAAAGCTCGGCGCCTTAAACCCGGCGTTCGTCTGCTGGCTCATGGGGTTCCCGGAAGAGTGGGAAAGCTGCGCGCCTACGGCAACGCCATCGTCCCGCCCCTCGCGGCGGAAGTCGTCAAAGCCCTGATGGAGACCCTAGATGATTGATGAAATCATTCTCAAGCTTCGCCACGAGTATGCGCGAGGCAACCCGCTCGGTAAGGAGGCCGCTGACCTGATCGAAACATTGGAGGAGAAGGCCAGCGTTCTCTTCGTCGCAAATGTCAGGTTGAATAGCCGCGCTTGTCTCGACAGAGACGGTTATGTTGACCGCATCGAGAAGCTGGAAGCGGCGCTGCGGGATGTCATCGACAATTTTTTTGATAGCACCCGCATCTGCGAAATCGCCCGCAAAGCACTGGAGGGGAAAGATGACTGACCAAGGCGCGAGTTACAATGCCATTTCAGAAATAACGCGGTTGAAAGAAGAAAACCGACAACTGCGAGAAGACAAAAAAGAGCTGCTGGCTGAATTATACAGTCTGGCCTTCGATGAGGGCATCCTTGGAAAGCATGGCGCGTTATCCGTCACAGCCAGCCGCATCGAGAAGCTGGAGGCGGCGCTGCGGAAGATTGCCGATATAGAGCATGAAGATTTGCCCAAACCAGTTGGCGCCGCAGAAGGAACTTTGTGGGTAATCTTAGCTGGCTGTGTTGAGGTTGCTGAAAAAGCACTGG